GCAATTAGAGTGGTCAAACCTGGATCAGGATACGATGCTGAAGAGCCACCTGATGTATTTGTGACTGATCCTGAATACATTGAGTATGAAAGTCCAAACATTGGGGACATTGCTGCACTAGGACAGGGTATCTCTGACCAGTTTACTAACATTGACAGTAGTTTACCTACTGGTGGACGGAAGGGTAAGAAGCAAGACCCCACAGATTGGATCAATACCAACACCGAAAATGACTTTAGGGGCGCACCTACTAAGTTTCAGAGCCTAGGAACTACGGGTCTTGGGTCTGCGACCTCCCCCAATCAAGTAGCAAACACGGGTTTCACTATTATGAATACCCCTGTTGCCTCTGCAGCACCTGATTCTTACATCAGAATGGCGGAGCTTGACAATGAAAACGAAACAAAACTGTGTTTTGACCTCCCACCTAACTGTTTAGATGTAGATGGTCGCGGTGATGTGCTTGATGCTATCCCTAAAAAGGACTTCTGGGAGCTTATGAGTGGCAGAGATGACCGCATTCGCAAGTTTGAGTCGCAAGTTATGCCTGATGTTTACACTACAGTCACAAGATTGGGTGAATTTCAGGAATCTACGTCTCATGTTTACGGTCCTTTCCAGAAAGACCGCTGTTTGACCATGGGTCAACCTAAGGTTTACAACATTAAACGCTGGTTTGACATGCCATGTGCGTATGTTAGCAACACTGAGAAGGGATCTGCCACTCTTGACATGATTGAGAAGGGTAGAAACCTCACTGATGAGCGTGCTTTCGGTTATTTGCCTTATAAATATTGCGCTTCTAAGGTCAAAGAGGCAGAATTTAACGTATCAATCATGATTGAAGGCAAAGTTACTGGATCTCAGGGCGCAGCTTTCATGGATTTCATGGAAAGTTTCAAAAAACCCAAGGTAACACCGCGCAGAAAGGTGTCTGGTGGTTATAAAACGTGGAATTGTAACAATGGAGCGGTCAATGGGCGCTGCTATCGCGATCCTAATGACCAAAATGACATTATTTTCGTCCCAGTGGGGTTAGATGAGAACACTTTTGACTATAACCGTCTAGGTTTTAGTGAATATGAGCAATTCCAGCTCTGGTTGGGTGACAATTTGACTGGTGGAGCACTCACAGGTGGCGCATCAGTGAGTTGGGCATGGGATGTGACCACAGCAGGACCTCCAGATGAGAATGGTAACGCCACATCTACGACTAATTCGTATTCTGGCAATGGATCATACACTGCATTCAGTGTAGATTGCAATCCTAACCCTGCTTCTACCAATGTGCCTAACCATGAGTGCTGGGATACCTATACAAGGAAGACAGGAGCGCCCTCAGACGCCCCTCTAGACGTTTACTGTGGATATGATAGCGAAGGTAACCCAATCCCTGGAAACCGCTTCTGGGAGATCACAGGACCAGGCGTAGGCACTGTGCAGAATAGTCCTACAGGACCCGTCAATCCATTCTGTGCAACCTGCACACCTGCTGCATCCACTTACTATGCTTGGATCTTTGGTGGACCTCCTGCTGCTGGTTTGGAGAATGTTAATGATGCGTCTATTGCTATTGACCCATCAAGAATGTATACCAACTCAGATGGCGACAAGGTATTCAAGATGGGATCTTACAGCGGAACAATGCGTGTAAGGAATTGGTTGACTGGCGGTATCCAGGCACTGAGTAACGCATTAAATAACTTTGGCAACCCATACTTCACTGAATGTGATGTTGCTAGACCTGATACTGCAGGTAAAGATATTAACCAAGAATTTTAATGGCATACGGATTTCTAAAACCAGTTGCATCACTGAATGGTCTACCCTGCTCAGGGCATGGTCTTTGTCTACCATCCACTGTCCACTCAGTACAAGCGTGTGGCACCCCTCCAGTGCCCTACAGCATCGTTATTAAGAATTTTACATGCTGGTGGCCACCCACACCTCTAATTCCACTTACAGCGGTTAACCCAATACGAGCAACGGTTCTTGTGCAGTTTATTCCCATCATGATTGGTGGCGATACATTCACTCCACACATTGCTTTGTGTACAAATATTGTGATTTACATCTGCCCTTGCGGTAAGGGTGTGTGTCCTATTCCTACACCTATCCCATGCAGCACACTGACTATTGAAGACGCTGGTGGAGTGGGACATCCTAGAGTGCTCTTCCCAACTACGTTGACAGTGTTTGCATTCAAGATTCCTATTGCAAGGATTCTAGATCCACTGGGTGTCGGATTCCCTGGATTCTCATATCCATGCTCCTCAGTGGTTGCTTTTGGGCATCCAACTGTGCTATCATCCTAAGGTAGTTTGAAAGGGACTAATGCCCGCACGCGCAACGACAGGACTGGTTAAAGATGGATGGGTGCCTGGTAAACCAAAAATGACTCGACAGGGTACCTCTAAAAATACTAAATATTCTGCAACATCTCGTAACAGTAAAGGTAAGCGGTATCGTGGTCAAGGTCGATGAGATCTGAGACCAGAGAGTCTATGGAGATGCTTTGGTCTGCTAAGTGGAATCTTCCAAAAGCAGCAAATCACTGCGGACTCTCTTACAAAGAGATGAAGATTACCTTTAACGAGTATTGTAATTTCCATCCAGCAACATATAATCATGAAGAGGAAACTCAATTTCATTTCCCAAGACAAGGAGATGGCACTGATTCAGGAAATGATCTATCGGATCCAAATGGAGGATCCAGACATTCATCCGAGTAACACTTGTTTCTTATGTGTCTCACCAGATTATTCCAGTATTGTGACTCAACATTTGAGTCATGCACTAAGTAAGGATGGTGAGATTTATCACATTGAAGCAGTGAATGTTCCATTCCCAGATGAATCTACTGAAGCATATGCTAAGAGATTCACCATAGACTTTTTGTCATGGACTCTAGACTGGGACAACTTTGTGTTGATCGAAGCAGGTGTCATTAGAGGTGGCAACTACACTTGGATCACAAATATCATGAAAGAGTATCAAGTAGTTGGTGATCACACACCTTACTATACTGTTGCTCTTTGTGAGAATACAGGAAGCAGATTTAAGTCTGACTTCGTTTCCCATTATTATGACAATACCAAAGAAGATTTACACTTCTGGTGGGAGCGTCCTAATAACCATTGGGAATGTCCATAAATAAAATTACCATGTGGAGGAATCATCGTGGCCAACAGTCCAGTACCTGACCAGAGCGAAGACTTTATCAAATCGGGTATGCGTCTAATAACCGACCCACGAAGTGATAAATATCTTCATAAGGTGAGTCGTAACATTCAACCACCTGAGAGACCAAAGAAAAAAGAGGGTTAAATGCCTGCTTACAGATTCAGATCAGACAAGTACGTCAGTAGAGGGTTTAAGGACTTAGCAATTTCCTTTAATTCAAATCCTTCTACCGACGACTTTGGTGCTGTCAAGAATGAGAGAGCAATCAATCAATCTGTAAGAAATTTATTATTGACTATATTAGGTGAAAGACCTTTTCAGCCGAGCATTGGAAGTCGGGTGAAAGGTCTTCTTTTTGAGCCATGGGATCCATTCTCAAAAGACGCTATTAGGACTGAAATTGAAGATTGCCTTGAGCGTCTCGAGCCACGGATTACTGTACAGGATGTGCGGGTTGAAGACAACAGTGATCTAAATGAAATTCAAGTTGAGCTTGAATACTTGATTACTGGAGAAAACATAACCCAAGAAGTAACATTCCTCTTAGAGAAGACCTGAAATGGCTGCTATCCCATCACAACTAACATCGCTAGACTTCTTTGAGATTAAAGAGTCTATCAAATCCTACCTCAGAACGCGTAACGAGTTTACAGATTACGACTTTGAAGGTAGTGCTGCGGCGTATCTTATTGATACCCTCGCTTATAACACATATTATACGGCATTCAACGCTAACATGGCGCTGAATGAAGCATTTCTTGAGAGTGCTACGGTCAGAGATAACATTGTCCGCATTGCGAAGCAGTTAAATTACACTCCTAGGTCAATTAAAGCACCTAGAGCGTGTGTAACTATCCGTGTGCAGACACAACTTTCACTGAATGGCACCACATATCCAGAATTCTGCACACTTGCTGCAGGAGATGTGTTTGTTGCCCGTAACTTTAATGATACTTACACCTTCTGTGTAACCAGAGAGTTGCAAACTACGGTAAATCCCGCAACTGGTATCGCAGTGTTTGACCCTGTGCTCGTTTATCAGGGCAATTTACTTAAATTTAATTATACAGTTGACTATACAAAGAGACAAGACTATATCATCCCCACGGAAGATGTAGACACCGCCTTGGTTTACGTTGATATCTCACCTAATGCACAGTCGCAAGAGATTGACACATACAACCTTGCTGCAAACGTAACTACGCTTAACGATACTTCTCGTGTTTACTTCCTTGAGGAGTCTGATGACCTTAGATACCGTCTAGTCTTCGGTGATGGCGTCCTTGGACGTAAATTGATTGATGGCGAATTCATCAGACTGTCCTATGTGACCACTTTTGGCGAAGAAGCAAACGGTTGTAAGGACTTTGCCTTCATTGGCACTATTAGAGATAGTGACCAACGTGCAATTGGACCTGCAAACATCGCAGTCGTCACTAGAGAGGCAGCAGCAGATGGTGAAGCACGCGAAAGTGCGCTATCAATTAAATTTAGAGCACCTAGAGCATTCGCTACTCAGAACAGAGCAGTGACTGAGACGGACTATGAGCATATTGTCTCAGAAATCTATCCTCAAGCAGCTGCCGTGACCGCATACGGTGGTGAGAAACTCAATCCACCAATTTACGGTAAAGTTTATGTTGCCATCCGTCCAAAAACGGGTAATAAACTGAATGAGACAACAAAAGCAAAGATCAGGAATGATCTGAAGCGTTATACGGTTGCATCAATTGATCCTGTGATCATTGATCCTACTGTATTCTACGTTATTCCCAAATCTTACGTTTACTACGACGGTAATAACACTAATAAGAGTGGCGCACAACTCGCAAGTGACGTTTTGCGTAATGTTGACCAATTTAACAAGAATGGTCAGAATAATCGCTTTGGTGGTCGTATTGATACGTCCAAATATAACTCAATGGTCGATAATAGCGACCCTGCGATTTCTGGTAGCGTTACTCAACTGACAGTCGGTCAAAATCTTGACCAATTCGAGATGGGAAGTGTTTTCACTCAATGTCTTGACTATGGTAACCCACTTTATAACCCTGGCGATTATTCAGGCACCCCTGGTGGTAGTGGCGGTAGTGGTGGATATGATCCTGGCGATGGTAGCGGCGATAACAAAGACGGTCCTTGTTCTACCGATGCAGATTGTCCAGAAGGTCAAATTTGTATAGATGGTAGATGTCAAGATGATCCAAATGCTGGTGGAGGCAATGGTGACGATGGGAAGTGTGCTCCTGCTTTCTCTGTGGTCAAATCTGGCACATTCTATGCAACAGGTTACACCGAAGACCTTGTTAACTTGACCTTGCAAGGTTCTGGCACTAATTCAACCAGTCCTGTTGCGTCATCTCAGTCTGTTACAGACGAAAATCAAGTTTTGGTCCCCGTCAACATTAGAGATGATGGAAAAGGCAATCTTCTCCTTGTCACAAAAAGAGACGAGGTTGAAGTTGTGTTAAATAATGCTGTTGGTAGCGTTGACTATAGTACAGGTCAGGTTTGTGTAGGTCCCATTGCAATTGAAGGAACACCAGACGATACAACTCGTCTTCCTATTCAAGTATTACCTTATGGCGGATCTCTCACTATTCCACCTGGCGTTGATCCCACATTATTTGATGTTAATGTCTTCCCAATCGATTGGAAGACCAATGACATCTCAATCCCCAACTTCGATCCAAACAACTTTAGCGGTTACAACTTCGGTGACCCAAGTGGGATAAATATCATTGATTATCCCACGGATAGTTTTACATATCCAGTAGATACCTCCTGTTTCTGAGATAGATGCCACACAAGAATATTAACATTTCGGATAGAGTTGCAAATCAACTCCCAGAATTTATTAGGGAGGAAGATCAACAATTTGTTGACTTTCTCTTACAATATTACAAGTCTCAAGAAAAAACAGGTCGTCCTTACGATATCCTGAATAACCTTCTGGGTTATTTGGATCTCGATAGTTATACCTCAGACGAACTGTCAAATGATACACTCTTATTGAGTGATATTGGTCTGAACGATAAGACTATCAGAATTGAGGCGATTGATGGTTTCAAAGCGACCGATGGATCTATCAAGATTGATAATGAGGTAATTTACTACGAGAATGTTACTCGTGGACCTGATGCTATTGTCACTCCAGGTGTTTCTCCTGCACAATTTGATAAAAAGAAACAACAACTAGAAAATCCTTTCCAGTTGTTCGATGGGACTAGAAATAAATTCCCTCTTAACTTTTTAGGCACTCCTGTAAATCCCCCTTCAGTAGATCACCTAATTGTTGTTGTATACAATGAAATGTTAGTCCCTGGGACTGATTATTTCCTTGAGGGCGATGAGATTCGCTTTGCCGTTGCTCCCCGTGAAAGATCTGGTGCTGACGACTCTGCATTCACTGAAATTATATATTTGGTTGGGTATGCCGATCAAACGATCGTCACAACTGATGCAGTACCCTTTGAAGAATATCAAAGTAAGAAAGAATATCCCCTCAGAGTAAATACACAACCATATACCCCAACTTCAGCGATTGGTCTGATTGTCAAGAAAAACAATCGCCAACTTGAGCCATATACCGACTATACCGTATATGGAAGTGAAATTATCTTTAGATTCCCACTGGGTGGCGCTGATAATATTCATATTCGCTCTGTTGAGTATATTGCCCCAAATTTTGGATCTGGAGCATCTGCAGTTGTCTCTGTCGATAATTTTGGTCAAGTTGACCGCCTAATTCCTAAAACTGGTGGTAGTGGTTATAGACTAGATTTTGCACCTAAAGTTGTAGTCCAACACAGTGAAGGTGTGGGTGCGACTGCCAAAACTTTGGTTAGTGGCATCAAGAATATTAACCTAATTGATGGTGGACAGGGTTACACGTCATATAACCCTCCTATCGCTCTTGTAGGCGCTCCTACAGGTGGTACACTGGCAAAGGTTGCCCTAACCGTAGATGATGTAACTGGTCAGGTTGATAGTCTAACTATCATGAATTCTGGTAGTGGATATGATTTTATCCCTGCAATTTCTTTTGCCAATCCTGGTGGTTGTAAAATTGGTCAACCTACAATTGATAGTGAAGGTCGTGTAAACATTGACAGTATTGCTGTCGAAGAATTTGGACTGAACTATAGCAATCCTCCTATTGTTTATCTAGATCCTGCACCTGAAGGCGGCATCAACGCTCAGGCAATCTCTAGAATCAACCAAGACGGTCAAGTCTACGAGATCGTTATTACGAATAGAGGTAGAGGGTATGCAACCCCACCTAGAGCAAGGATCATTCAACCTATTGGTGCTCAGGTTCTCGATGTTACTGTTGCATCTGGTAACGTCACCAATATTGAAATGCTAACAGGTGGCAACGGTTATACCGATGCTCCTTCTGTGTACATTGTTGACGATAGAAAGGATCCATATGGCGATCCTATTGGTGGCACAGGAGCAACTGCTGCTGCAACTATCTTTAATGGTCAGATCACGGATATCAACATTACCAACTTCGGTAGTGGATATTCTGAAACAGAGCCCCCTAAAATTTACATTGCCGAGCCTAAATCGGCAAGAGCATCTGTTGCTGTTGGTTTCAATGAACTGACTGGTTACGAGATCATTGAAAGAGGTAGTGGATATTCCCCTTCTGCATTCCTAGGATGTAGTCGTGGTGTATCTGGTGCTGTTGGATATGACAACCTCCATAATGAGATCTACGCTGGTGAAGCAACACTGCGTCAGTCTACTCACCCAGCAGCGTCTACAGTTATCAACCTAGACTCTTTGTTCATCAGAGAAGTCTTTGATAAGTTTAGAAGACAATATCTCCCCACTATTGAGATTGATTACTCTTCAATCAATCCAATTCAAGTAATTAAGAGCATTACTGATTTCTACATCAGTAAAGGTACTGAGCTTTCCACACAGTATCTGTTTAAGATCATGTTTGGTGAGCAGGTGGAGATCTACTATCCTAGAGATGAGATCATTTCCCCATCTGCTGCAACATGGGTTGTTGATACTGTTCTGCGTGCTGAATTGATTTCAGGTGATCCTGGAAATCTCATCGATTCTCAACTTATTCAGTATGCTGATCCTGTTGACCTTAGTGTCAAGGCAGCAAATGCTCTGATTGAAAACGTCATTACCATTATTGAAGGTAAGGACACTATCTACGAATTGGCAATCTCAGAAGAGACGCTATCTGGTAGTTTCATCATCCCTTATAAGACTACTCTAGTTGAGCCACTGACCACCACAGGTCAGATTATTACCGTTGACTCCACGATTGGATGGCCAGAAAGAAACGGCACCATTCGTATTAACGATGTAGAGACTGCACAGTATAAGGAGAAATCACTTAACCAGTTTATCGAATGCACCAGATCTCAAAATGGTGTTGTAGAAGATTGGGATCCTGGCACGATTGTATACTCTGACATTTTTGTCTATGTCAATAAGGGTACATCTACTGAGTGTAAACTCAGAGTGCTTGGTATTGCAGAAGCAGGTACAACGATCCTGGAAGATACTGGATCTTACTATCTGCAAGGCGACAAACTAAAAGTTGCTAAACTCGGATCTTCATCTGAAGATGAGAGATTATCTTCTTGGTTATACAACGTTAAGAAACTGATTCAGGTTAATACTGTCACTCCTGGTGGTGTTAACAACCAAACTGCTACAGTTGTTTGTGATAACCCACATGGTCTCCTGGTATCTGATCAGGTGACGATTTATGGTGCTAACCCTGTTGTATTCAACGGCACGTTTACCGTTACTTCCCGTATCGATACACTGCAGTTTACATATCAGATTAATACACCTACAGAAATTATTCCAGAAGGTAACATTCTTCTCTCTGTGGACCTTAACAGAGGTAAGTCCGATATCAATTCCATTAACAGTGTTGTTAGTGAGTTTACAACGAACATCCAAAACTCCTTCTTCAATGCTGATTATGTTTATGTTGCTTCCTCTGGTCTACCCAACTATAAGGTTGGTCCTTTCACAGGATCAGCACTGATTCCTGGTAACCAGCGCAAGCTGCTCCGTTTCCCCCGTTTAGTCCAAACGATTTCCGAGCGTCAAGACATCTCAGCAAACACCTCGATTGGTGCTTGGGTGAATGGTGTGTCTATCTGGGCATATAAGTCTGGCGACTTTGTTAGATTCGGTCCACTGACTGGCATCACAGTTAGTAACACTGGTCAGGACTATGATGCAGGATCCAAACCTGCTCTGGAAATCACTGGTGGTGGCGGTACAGGTGCTACTGGTGAAGTTGTTGTTAATGGTAGTCTAACTTCATTTGACGTTACTGAACAAGGTAGCGGATACACAGAATCTCCTCTGGTCTCCATCGTTGGCGGTGGTGGTATCGGAGCAACTGCACAAGCTATCGTAACAGGTGGTCGTGTCACCAGAATCCTGGTTGAGCAACCAGGCACAGGGTATACTTCACAACCTAGCGTCTCAGTTACTGGTGGCGGTGGTACAGGTGCCTTAGCAAAGGCAAACGTCCGTGGTCCTATTCAGAGTGTTAGCATCACTGCCAATGGTAGTGGATATACTGAGTTACCTAGTATCCGAGTTAACTCTGGTGAAGGTGCTTTGGCACAACCCATTGTTATCAATGGTCGTATTGTTTCTATTGCTATTATTAACTCTGGTAGTGGTTATACTACTGCTCCCACGATCATCATTAATGGTGATGGTTTTGGTGCTATTGCACGAGCAGTAATTGGCACTATTGGCGAAGATAAAGGTAGAGTCCTTAGTGTTGAGATCACTAACAGAGGTATTGGATATACCCAAGGTCTTACTACTGTCAGACTTGAGTCTGTCGGTGACTTTGCTGAGTTTACTCCACAAGTTTTTGAGTGGAATAAAAACCTTCAGTATGATCTTGCCACTAATTATGATGGAGCACGAGGATACGTCTTTACTGGTCGTAATAACCAGTTCGGTGGTGAATATGCTCACCTTAGTGATCCTAAAGAACTCCGCTATGTGGTTGGCGATAACGTCTTCCTTAATGCAGTTACACAACAATTCCAAGAAGTTGAATCCAACTATGAGCACTCTCCTATTCTGGGTTGGGCGTATGATGGTAACCCAATCTACGGTCCCTACGGTTACATTGACCCAACTGACCAGAATAGCGGAATCAGAAGACTTCGCACTTCATATAAACTAAAAGATAACGTTGTATATGACTTAGCAACTAACCCCAATCCTGCTCGTGTTGATGGACCTGAGCTGTCCTCATATCCTGCTGGATCGTTTGTTGCTGACTATGAGTATGACTTCCAGTCTGGCGATCTCGACAACTATAACGGTCGTTTCTGTAAGACACCTCAGTATCCTGATGGCACCTATGCATACTTTATTACTATTGATGCATCGGAAGCAGGTATTGCTGAATTCCCATATATCCTTGGTCCTCAGTTTAACTCACTGCCTGATCCATGGAACTTTACTCAGGGTGCAACCCAGGAAAACATTCCTCAAGACGTTGTAAGATATAGAGATCCTTATGTCAACGTTGATATTGATGTTGATCGTCAACCTAACCAGGAAGCAGATGTACTGACGACTGAGATTGAAGGATATCCTCTCATCTTTGAGATCCAGGACAGTAATAACGACGGAATCATTGATGCTAATGAGCAACAAGAAGTCCTAGAGATGTCTGAAGAGGCAACTCTACAAATCTATGATTACTTCCCTCAGGTTTCTGAAGAGTCTAGAGTTGACATCGAAGTTGAGACAACTACTCAGTTTGAAGATGCTCAGATCGACGGTTTCGTTATTGAAAACCCTGGTGTTTCCTATCAGGTTAATGATACCATCTTCTTTGACGATGGAGATACTGGTGGTTTCGGTGCTTCGGCATTCATCGAATCTGTTAAGGGTCAAAGCATCCAATCATACAGTAAGGAGATCATTGGTGATCGTCCATATGGTGTGATTAATACATCAGCTAATCACGACTTGCGTCAGCAAGATGAGTTGATTCTTAACTCATCCCCTGTTATTGATAACACCAACAAAAACTTCAAAGTTAAGGTTGTGTCTGGCATTGAGCGTATCAATGTAACTCAGGGTGGTGTTGGTTACAACGAAGATATTCCTCCTACGTTTGAATTGATCACATCTGCTGGTCAGGATGGTCAACTAGAGATTGTCCTACAAAATACTGGTCAGATCAGCAGTGTCAACATTATCAACTCTGGTAATGGTTATGATCCTGAGAATCCTCCACAAATCCGTGTTTCCCATCCACAGCAGTTTAAGAAAACTCGCTATTGGTTGACCGAATACATGGAAGCAGATGGTATCATTAATGTTAATGATATCAAGGTAACCTCACAACGCAATACCTATATCTGCGGTAAGATTACCGAGACAGATGGAGATGAGTCTGCGTTCCTTGCCAAGTTTGACGACTTGGGTCAGAAGATCTGGGAGAGAACTCTCATTCCTACCAATGCCAACCAGAAGAGGGCTGAATTCCTCAAGATGGTGGTCAATGCTGCTCCAGAAAACGACCTCATATATGTTACAGGCCAAACAAAGAATCCTGACAACGACACGTACAACCCAGACATCTGGTTAGGACTTTATGAGTCTGGATTCAACAATGCAAACGATCCTGACGGTATCCTGCAGTGGCAGAGAGCAATTGCTGGTATCTCTGGTAGCACCAGAAGAGACTTTGTAACTTCTATCGCTCTTGATCAGGAGCAACGTATCTACCTTTGCGGTTATACCGATACTAACTCTGTTGATCCCGATGACATGTGGATCATCCAGTGTGGTATTGAAGGCGATCTGGTTGAGAAGCGTAAGGTTGCATCTCAGGATGATTCTGAGAAAATGCATCAGATCATGATGATCTCCGATGATAGATTCTTCTTTATTGGTGTTAATGATCAAAATGATGACTTGATCTTCGGTGAATTCTTCTACGATGGTGCAAACCTTGAGATGGATTGGATCAAGCAGATTCCTACGGTGGGTGGACGTGTTGTCAACCCAACAATGGTCATGGATGACTATGGTGCAATTATTGTTGCTTGGGATATCTTCAACTCTGCAGCATCTAAGTATGATAAGATCCAGATCAACAAGTTCCTACTTTCCACTGCACAAACTGAGTGGGACTGGAGTAAGACTGTTACTACCGCTGGTGATTTCCTGGGAATGCATCATGCAGGTATCTCATATGATCAGTGGGGTAACTACACTCTAGTTTCTGATGTAACTGAAGCACAGAATCAGAGATATTCAGTTATCACTTATATGAAGTATGACGGGACTCTGCTGCATCAAACAAAGGTTGATGATACTACAAACATTGGTTTCCAAGCAACTACTCATGCCCTGGATAACTCTGGTGATACTATTCTTGCTGTCAACCGTCAGCAATCTGATCAGCTTGCCTCTTGGAGAATGGGCAACAGTGCAAATCCTGTAGAGGATACAACCAAGCAACAACTTGGCACTTACAACTACTTCAGTCAGTCTGATATTACTCATGATGCTGCTGTTTACAAGTTTGACGGCGGATCTCTGAAGTTTAACGACGTTGCACCTATTACTATTGCTGATTTGGGTCTGACCCCTCTTGAGTGGAGTGGCAGAATGTGGATGTCCATGAATACGACAGCATGGAACACTGCACATGAGCCCACATTACTGCATTTTAACGATGCAACTAATACCAACTCAATTACTGCAACTATCAAAGGTGATAACACTGATCCTGACTATCAGAAGGTTATCCTTTACTTGAATGGCACTCAGGTTGCTTCTTCTGTTGCTGCAACTAACTGGGATGCCTTTGCTGCTGCAGCATGGGTCCATATTACTGTCCAGAAGCGTCAAGAATCTCTGGGTCTGTATCGTTATGAGGTATTCGTTGGCGGTAACCAGCAGATCAGTTATCAGAGCACTACTGATGTTGCTCTTGATGATGTTGTTATCTGTGGTCCTGTCAGTTCTCCAACAGTTGCAAATAGTTTCCGTGGTAACATCGATGACTTTGTGCTCGATGATGCTGCTCCATATTCTGGCACTTCTTATACTGTGCCCACTTCTGAGATTGCAATCACTACGTCCAACTCTGACGTTGCACTGATCAAGTTTGATAGAGCACATACTCAGCGTGCAGCATACACTCTGACTGGTCTTAGCAATTACAGTAATATTGCATTCACCGATCACACTATCGGTATGACTTGGACGAGTGTTTCTCCAGGTGCAATTTCTACATGGTTAGAGGGTCCTGGTGGTCTGCAAATTCTGGACATGTCCCAGACTTTCTCCACGTTGATCCCTGGTACATATACACTATCTTCAGCGTATGACCAGTATGCATCCAAGACTTCTACCATCCCATCACCTCGTGGTAAGAGATTAATTATCTCTGCTGATGTTATCCCCAAATTCTATCTGAGGGATGCTCTATATCAGAAAATTGATAACGTCCAAGAATTTACGTTTACCCAACCACTTAAACTTACTCAGTATTCTATACTGCAACAGTTTAACAACGTTGGCACTACGACTGCCTTTGCAACTATTACAGAGGTTCCTGCAGGTAGTCTGAGGAATCCTGGTATTGGCACCAAGTATAGAGTTGGTAAGATCTTTGGCACATTTAATAATACTGATAGATTCCGCACTACAACTCTTGGTGGAGATATCAACCAGATTGAAGGCACTTACTTCGATACTATTGAAGAGGAATCTCCTTGGGTAGCATCAACTGCATATGCACAAGGTGATCGTGTCTACAACCAAAAGAGAATCTATGAAGCACAGGGTGCTGGCACATCTGGCACAATTTCACCTCAGCACAACACTGGTGTTGTTACTGATGGTGTCATTAACTGGGCATTCATCGACGACGCAGGTAAATTTACTCTTGATCTGACTGAGCACCCCTTCCCCAGACCTCAATATACTGGTCTGGATATGCCTGAATGGTTGCCACATCGTCTATACGCTGTTGGTCAGCGTGTGTGGTATAAACTCAACGTTTATCAGGTTGCTGTTGGTGGCGGTGGTGTTACTACACCCACTCCTCCCACACATACTACTGGTGATGTATCTGATGGTAGTGTTACTTGGTCCTTCGTTGAAACTAACGAGGCAATCAGTCAGTACACCCGTTTGATGCCTTATGATCAAGGTAACAACTATAGTATTGAGATCTTAGAAGTCCAACCTGGATCAAACTTCATTCCTAATGACGTTGTTAGTGTCAACACCAACAATATTACGTTGGCAGAAGATGAGAAGTCTGTAGAGATCTCTGGTTTTGCATCTGTTAAGAAGATTCGTGTTACTGCACGTCTTGAGAAAGATATTCTTCTTGCTAGCAGCGTTAGAACTGATAAAGTCTATTGCACATCCAATTCCCCACACTTCTATAAGGAAGGCGAGATTATCTTTGCTGAAGGATTCTCTGGTGCTCAATATAACGGATCATTCTTCATCGATGATGTTATTGGATCTAGAGAATTCACATTTGGTATTAGAGACACCGCAGTGTCCGATCCAACGTTTGTAAACAATGGAATTGCAAACGTCAACATCTATGCTAAGCATCCTACTCTGATTTTCACTAGAAATCACCAGTATAACTTCGAGCTTAGCGATCCTTCCAACTTCGGTTACTATCTGTCATTCTCTCAGGACAACCAGTATAAACTGGAGTATTCCTTCAACAATACTGTTAGAGAGGGCACTCCTGGTATCCAAGGTGCAGGTGCAAGCACACCATTCGTTAAATTCTTGGTGCTTGGTGATGTTACTAACATCTCTTACTACTTTGACCCATCAAGGACTGGATCTAACTCCCCAGTTGGAGAAAACTCATACATTGATGTTATCACAACTCCATATCAAGGTAGATTCAGAATTAGTGAGATTGTAAGTGATACTGAATTCAAATTCCCACTCAACAGAGAACCTGAGCGTAATAATGCTGAGATTGGATCTGATGATCAAGGAAATGAGTATTCATACTACTCCACGACATCTACCAGAGCAGTTGGTCCTATTAATACGATCAAACTTGTTTCTCCTGGTGGATTCTATAAGAAACTGCCTATCATCTCCGATATTGCATCCTTCCGTCAAATTGAGAAGGTTGAGGTTATTGATGGCGGCACAGAATACGCACCTGGCGTCTACTACGACGTTCCTGTTAATGGAGACGGCGAAGGCGGTAAAGTTACCGTCACAGTCCTTCTAGATGATGAAACTGGGTCTGGTGCAATCTCTAGTGTCGCTGTTGCAGACCCAGGTAAAGGTTATACCGTTGCTAGTGTTGATATTGACGCTATCACTGGTATTCTTGGTCCCACACTGTCTGGATCTGGTGGTGCTGTCAGCGTTAACATTCCTAGCGAAGGTACTGGTGCATCTGTCTTCCTGACAGGTAGAAACATTGGTAAGATCAAGAGACTTAAGAATAATGAGTTTGGTTTCGGATATTCCCATGATTATACCCTGAAACCTGAAATTACCTTCCCTGTTAACCTTCAACTCTTCAATACTTCGATTCTTTCCGAAATCAAGATCACAGATCCTGGTGCTGGTTATACATCGACTCCTGCAGTTGTTATTGACGGTGGCGGTGGTACAGGTGCAGATGCAGTCGCAGTTATCAAGAATAACCGACTCAATGAGATCATCATCAAGAATCCTGGTGCTGGATACTCATCTGAGCCTGTTGTGACTCTGAAGTCTGAGTTTAACTATGTTGTTAACCTCGACCTCAACTATCTGCAGTTTAACTTCCCTCACGGTATCACAACTGGTGCAGAAATCCAATTCCGCTCTGAAGATGTTGGTAGCACTGAAGGCATCCTTCCCAAACCATCCAGTGCAGGTTTGACTGCATTGATTGCTGGTCAGGTCTATTATGCAATCGCTGGTCAGGCAAACTCACTAGAATCCGACCAAATCCGCTTTGGATTGACTCTACAGTCAGCACAAGCAGGTGATTACATTACATTCCTGACTCAAGGTAGTGGTCGTCAAGTATTGCTTACCGAAGTCTTCGGTGGTAAAGCAGAAGCAGTTGTTGCAACATCTCGCTTCCTTGAAGGCGAAGAAGTCTTCCAAGGTAGTGCAATTGAGCTTGCAAGTGCAACTGGTAAGGTTTCTACTAATACTGGTTGGCAAATCGGTCCTAAGATCCTCAAGATCGTCGATTATGACGGAGATTGGAAAATGGGCGAAAAAGTCACTGGATCCATCTCCAAAGCATCTGGTGTTATCGATAACATGAGTATTGCTCGTGGTGTGTTGAATATCGGATCTTTGACTAAGACTCCTGGTAAGTTTATCGATAACGTCGGCAAACCTTCCGAAATTGTCCAAAAGATTCAAGATTCCTTCTTCTATCAGAACTTCTCTTATGTTATCAAGTCTGAGATTCCCATCACAAAATGGAAGACTCAAATCCTTGAAAACAATCACCCTGCTGGATTCCAACTGTTTGGACAGTTGCAATTGGTCGGTGGTAAGGATGTTTCGGGTAGAAAGGTCGGTACTGAGTTTACGAAGGAAGTTAACATCAATAACTACTCCAACGTCAACCAGATCACATCTTTCGGTGCAGCACAACCAATTTACACCGATTACAACAATACTGAAGTCCTCTTCCGTAAAAAGCGTCTGACTTCCTCTGAGGAAATCTTGACCTCTATCGTGAAGAAACTTGACGACATTTCACCTCAGTTTAACGGTATTGATAAGCAATTCCCAATTACTGTAGAAGGTGAGCAGGTTATCGTCCAACAGAATCAGTTGCTGATTACTATTAACGGTGTGATTCAGGCACCTGGCGTTTCCTATACTATTGTTGGTGGACAAATTGTATTTGGCGAGCCACCAAAACCAGCGTCTAGAGTCAACTACAGATCTCTGGAGATTACTCCTACCGTAATTTACAGAATTGAATTGTATTCTGGTCAGGCAGGTCCACCAAACTTCGGCATCTTCCCAACTCTGGGTCAGCAAGTCCAAGGTAAAGATAGCGACGTTGTTGCTACTATTATCGACTCTGGCACGACTCATATCGACGTTATCAACTTGGTTGGTGGATCATTCAACTTGAATGAAGAGATCACTCGTGGCACCCTCTTCTCGGCACTTGTCCAGAGTGTTACTGCTATTAATAGCGATACTATCTTCCAGTTTGGTGAATCTATCACTAACCTTGAAGGTGACACTGCTATTATCGAAGAAACTAATATTGATGGAGATGGTAATGTCACTGATGCTATCGTGGTTAGTAAGACCTCAGGTACTGCACAGTTTGAAACTGGTATCTTTGATCTAAGACTTAATGAGTTTGTTTACTCAGCATCATCTAAGATTGCTGGTCAGATTACATTCATCTCTCCTTATATTGATCCTGCCACCCAGGATGCTGTTGATGAGTTGATTATCAACCCAGGATCTACATTCTACGGTCTGCTGTTTGAGCGTCTGGTTAGTATTACTAATCCTAACGTTATCATCGATAACATTTCACAATCTTCTATTACACCTACTGAGCTTTACGATTCTAGTAGCAGAATCAATGCTGACTTCCTTGACTTTGAAGAAGTTAGAAATACTGAAGTCCAGTATACTCAGTTGGCAGGTGGCAACTTCTCTGAAGGCGATATTGTCATTAACAATAGAGCAAACTACGGCAACCCAAGCTCTGTCTTCCATGGTGTTGCTACCAACAGATTCAAAGATGCCTCGGCAATGATCCTTGGTAACAAAGATCAAATCATTGATTTTGCTGAAGCAGAAATTGCTGTCAAGCACCCCAGATTCTACTTCCCTGGTGATATCATTACCAACTCCTGGAGTAGGTATTCTGATGCATATCGTTTGATCCAGAAAAATAAATCATACATTGCTAATAAGGCATACGATGAGATGATGACGCAATATACGTCACTCACCGTTCCTGATCCTAATAAGTGCATCCGTGACCTTGAGTTGTATATCGATGCTATCTCCATTGACATTTTCCGTGGTGGTAATGTCTATACTCGTAAACTTTGTGCCAAGTATTTTGATGTAGATGGCAACTTTGTGTATGTCAACAATGAGTCTGCTGAGACTCGTTATGGATTTGAAAAAGCAAAAGACATGATGAAGTTGGCAATCGTCAACAATCTGACTAATAGTTTCACTGTGCCAAGTGGTCAACCTAATCAAGGTATCACTTACGTTCCTTGGAGCGAGGTAGATCATGGTGGTTATGATGGCAACGGTATCACTGCTGACCCATCACCTAACGATCCTTATGGCACTAACGGTGCTAACCAGTCTAACAATGGCACTGACAACTGCAGCGATGTCCAAGCAGCAATCACCACTCTCTATGATGTGGTTGATGAGACTCTGCTGAATGGCACGCTGGTTGACCTCCCTGATGAGTCGAAAGGCACCTATTCTCCTGGTCAAATCAAGTGTCGTCGTGACATCGGTCTGATGATCGATGCCTTGGCAGAAGACGTTTCTCAGGGTGGTAACTACAACATCATCGAATTCACTAAGAAGTATTTCGATGCTGCTGGAGCACCTATTGCTAACGGTCTAATCGGTGAGTATGCAGAATCTCTGACTGCTATCGATAAGGCAATGCACTTGTCCTTCCAGGCAATCAACAACCTCCTCTATTATCAAGTCAATTCCAGGACTTCTGTCACTGGATTCATGCTGAAAGATCCTACAACATATCAAGGATCCTACAGCGGTGGTGAAGATGACCTGCAAGAATTCGATGTGTCTGCTGCAGTCTACACACCTTCAAATGGTCAAATGGTTCTTACCATTGGCACTCACTCACTGACAACTTCGGATACTGTTACGATCCGTCCACACTCTCTGAAGTTTACTTGTGATTCGGATAACGATGCATCCTTCCACGACTATCCTCGTGCTGGAGATCCTGCATTCAACACTCCTCTTGCTATTAGTGCTGAGACTGGCACTACAATCACAGTCAACGTTGGCGCATCTCCTCTGGTCCAATTCACACCAACTGCTGCTACCTACAATCCAGCAACGGGTGATATGGTATTGACTATTGGATCCCACAGTCTTGAAATCAATGACTATGTGACTATTGCTAACGATTCGTTGGTATTCACATGTGATATGGATGCTAATGGCACCACTCACACATATCCTAGATCTACTGACCCTGCATCTGGCAAGCGTCTGTTTATCCATGGTGCTGATGCAACCACCATTACGGTTAACGTTGCAGCATCTCCTGCTGATCAGCAGTATGCTCACACATTCGTTTCTGCTTCTGCCAATTCAGTCAGTAGTGGCGGTGGATATACACATACATTCGTCAAGGGACTGGATAATGCAGTCTTCACTGGCGGTGGCACAACTGCCAAGTATTTCGACCCTAATTACTACTCAGGCCGAAATGAAACAATCCAGAATTGTGCTAACGTCCAGGCATATATCGCTACGCTCGTAGACATCTCTACGACTGCGATTGCAGCACAAAATCTCAATAATATTAACGCTCTCGCAAGCATCACTGATGGCACCTTCGTTGCTGGTGAAAACATCCGCACCACGAAGATTGCATATAAGGATCGTGCGGGTGGTTTGTTTATCGTTGGCGACACCATTACTGGTATTACTAGCGGTGCCCAATTTGAAGCAATTGGATCTAACTCTGGTTTGAAGTGGATCTTTGCTGACGCTGTTACTGGATCATTCCAGGATGGTGAGTATATTACCAACTCCACCACTGCTAACCAAAACGGTGTTTCTCTAAGTGTTATCGAGAAATACAAGAGACTTAGCGGTAAGAAGTCTATCAAATTCCCATCTACTGGATATTTGGTCACTAAAGATAGTTACGACTTCTCCTTCGGCAATACTGCAGACTTTACTGTCCAAGGTTGGTTTAGAGCAGATAACCTGAGCACAACTCAGCATCTGTTTGACTTCCGTCGTCTGTCTGCTACCGCTGGTTTGAGAATTACTCTGCAGACTTCTGGTGCAATCACTGTCTACAACGGCACATCTCAACTGCTGACTGGTGGCACGCTGCTTGCTAATAACTGGCATCACGTTGCAGTTGTCAGGACTACTAGCGTCTTACAACTCTATGTTGATGGCGTGCAGGTTGGTGGCAACTACGCTGATACCAACGATTATGGTTATGCTGCTATCTACGTCGGCGCTGACTTCAACGCTGCCAATCAGTTTACTGGTTACATGGACAACGTGGTTGTTAAGAATGGAGAGTCCGACTTCAACACTGGATTCGTGCCTCCTACTCAGATCGACTACTCTAACCAGTATGTGAAGTTTGGTCTTGACGGTGAGCAACCATTCGTCATGGATAATCAGGAAACATATGCTATCTACACTGGTCAGCGTATCTCCTCTGCTGCTATCAAGGAACTTAACTACGATCAAAACTTTGCAATCATTGAAAACGTTGATCTTGGTAGATCAGATCACAGAAACTGTGCTGATATTATCGATCTTAACGCTGCCTGGATTGCTGAAGAAGCAGTCGGTAGAATGGAAGCAGCATTCCCTGATTTTGTCATCCCAGGCAACAACGTGGCCGAAGGTAGTTATGGTGGCACCAACAAGTGTATCAGGGATACTAAAGACTACATCATCGGCGCTCTTGTCAAGGACTTGAGAGACGGTGGTAACTACAACTCACTATACACCGCTCGTACTTACCTCGAAGCATCAGGCAAACTGAAGCACGTTGGTAACGAGATTCTACAAACTCTGTATGCATGGGATCAGGCATTCGTCCTTTGTAAGTATGTAATTACTACAACTGACACAACTCTGACTGGCACCTATACAAACAGATTGAGACTTCCCAACAACTTCGCAACTCCTGCATCTCAATCCATCCAAGATGAGTTTGATACTCTGGGTCGTGAAGTGCTAGAAGTCCTTGCACCTAATCCTGATATTTTCAGAGACACTGGTGTCTTGGTCTGGAAAAACCGCGACTATATCGCAGAAGAAGTTGCTGGATACATCCTTAATAAGTATGAGATTGACCTCAATGGCACGCTCACACAGTTCTTGGAAATGCCTGGTTATGGTCAACCATACTGCGAGAGGGATGTTAAGCAATTCATTCTCCCTGCTGTGATTGCTGACCTTTGCACGGGTGGCACATACAATGTGGAAGCAGTCATTGATAATTATCTGGATGATCAAAACAACATCCTTCATGTTGAGCATGAGTTGAATCCAATGCTTGATGCATTCCATCATGCCAAGTATCTCACACAGAAAGCAGGTAACAACTTGCTCCTTTCTCCTGGAGAAGTTTCTGGAGATCTTGGTATCCCAGCATGGGCACAAGATGATTACCATACACCTCTGTATACTTCCCGTGGTGCATTTAGAGATGATACCATCATTATCGATGATGAAGGATATCCTCAGGATAACGTTTCTAACTGGAATCGTTATAAGGATGCTACCAATGCTATCGCGGCAAACATTGATCTGATTGCACATGAGGCAGTCGAGACAATGAATGACATGTCCAAGTATGCCCTATTCCAAATCAAGGGTGGTCCTGTTAACTGTAGTGATGACGTTAAGGATATCCTTAAGGCTCTTGTCCATGACCTCAACTACAACTGTAATGAAAGAACATGGGATGCTGCAAATCTCTACGTTGAGCCAGAGAATAATTCTCTGAAGCACATCGAAGACGATTGGGAAGCAACTGTCTCCGTCATGAAAATTGTTAAGGATATTGCAACCATAACCATGAGAAATGGTTTCGGTAGAGATTATATCCCTGGCAACGATCCTAATAACGTTGATCCTTCTACATACGAGGCAAATCCCAAAGAGCAAATCTTTGCTGATTGTGCCGATGCTATTGATGCAAACATTCGTTGGATTGCTGAGCAAGCAGTTAAGGCAGGTCAGACACAGTATCCTTCACTGAGTATTAACGGTGGAATTTACGGTGGTCAGCAATACACTCCATCGGATGCAACTTACATTGCATCAAGTGGTGAGATGGTCATTACCATGGCAGGTCATGGTTTGGTTACAGGTAACAGAGTTACCGTTAGACCTGATTCTATTGGATTTACATGCACACTTGATGGTAACAACGTTACCAACTACTATCCCCGTAAAGGTGACCCTGCATACACCACATCTAGATTAATTACTGCACATACCACTGATACGATTACGATCAACGTTGGTGCATCTCCTGCAGGTGAGCAATATACTCATACCTTTGTCAATGCACATGAAGGTGCTGTTGTTTCTAACGGTAGCATCGATTGCGTCCATGACGTGACTGACATCCTCAGAGCACTGGTCTTCAACCTCAAGTACGATGGAGACAACTGGATCAACTGGGTATCTGAGTTCTATACAACATACAGTGGATCTCTCGCACACGTTACATCTCTGGCAACAGAGGTAAATTGGATTCTGGAAGAAGCGAAGAGGCTTGTGAAGCGTGCAATGCGTGGTCAAATTATTACTAACGTTGCATCATACAGCGGTGGCGTCCAGGCATTCTCCGAGGCAGTCCCCAAACCTACTACGGTGCTCCGCAATTCATTGGTTGATGAGGGTATCACTCTTGGTGGAGATTACAATAACGTCGTTACTCGCACATTTACCAACGGCACAAACAACATTGCAAGTGGATCTGCTTCTGCAACTGGTATTACCAATGACGAAGATCTGGTTTGTAGTTGTGTAACCGTGCTTCCTGCTGGCACACCTAGCGATGGCGTCCTCTGGGAGCTTGGTGGAAACGGTGCTGGTGCATTCATTGGTATCAGAGACAGCGGCACATACCTCCGTCTCCGTGCTGGTAATGGTGCTAACTCCTATGCAGGTGGTGCATCTACTGCTAGCGACAACGGTCTTGCACTCCTTGATGTCCAAGTCTCTACTCTCTCAGATTACTTCGATGGTGGTGAGCATGAGATCACTTGGGAAATTAGAGTTGGCGGCACAGTTGCTTCTGGATCTGGTCGTGTCAAACTCTGGATTGACGGCAACCTTATTGGTGAAGCTTCAACTCCTGGACTAAACACTGGTCTTTATGAGGCAGGTGGATTGCTGGCAGGGGGATCTACTGGTGGTTTTGCCACAATGTCTTCTGACAGCACCGTCCCACAAGGAGAGCCTACAGCATCATGGGCATACACAACAGGTGATATGTCATACTACAGATCACGTCTGGTCGATCCTATCTACACAGGTAGTGAGTCTGATAATGTTGCAACCGAAGTTGATACTCTAATGCAACTGGTCACAGATGCAATTAGCAATCCTGCTGATGTTACAAACCGCGTTAGCATCCTACCTAAGATCTGGCCTATTAAATATACGCCTGATATTGCGGTTAGGGACACTGGTCTTACCTACGACTCCTCTGCTGCTGAGTGGAATCAGACTTGTGCTGAAGTTGCTTCTGCTATCGATACACTTCTTGAGATTTACATCGATACAATTGAAAACGCAGCAAACAACAACACAAATCAGTTGGATTCCATCGTTAGGACAACTAGACTTGACGCTTACACAAATAGCAACTATCAGCAAGGTACATGTGAAGGACCACAATCCGCGATCGACACCTTGTTTGACATCATGGTTGATACTCTTGGCGCTGGATTAAATACCGACAAATCTATCGCTAACATGCTGCTCTTTAACAAAGATGCTATCGCACAGAGAGCGTTTGATGAAACTGTGACTTACTATGGCACCACTGAAATGACAGTGGACTTCTGTGCTGACATCCTCAAGGCAGTCAGATATGACATGATCACTGGCGGTAACGCAGGTGCATTTAGACTGGTCCAAAACTGGTTTGACGGTGAAGGGAACTTCATTGCATTCCAGGATATAGCTCGCACACACTTGATCTATGCAAACACTCGCGTGCGTGAGTATATCAAGTCTGTGTTGTATCAGTTGACTGAAGATCCTGGTTGGACAACCTACAATACCTATCAGTTAGGTATCGATGGTCGTTTGGATTACAACCGTGAGGCATCTGAATTTATCATTGACTCCTCTATCAATGCCATTGAGTATTCATTAGAGACATCTAAATTCCCAACAGAAGGTAGCGTTACTTGGGTCCCAAGTAGCGATGCAGTTAACATCAACACCAAGTATGAATTGGGTTATGACTATAACACTGATCCTGCTCTGGTTACTCTTACTCCTATCGTCCCCGTTGGTTTCGACCGCGCTGAATATAGAGTCAGAATTAACCGCGTTAACTCCTTCCGTCGTGGTGACATCCTACAGTATATCCCAGCATCTGAGACTTCAGTCGCAGCATTTACTGGTCAGACGTACTGGTATGTGATGACTGCCACTGCACAGTGGTTTGAAGTTGGTGCTCACTACATGCACGATGGTAGATTTAGAAGAATTGAAGTTAACACTGCCAACACTGGTCAGCAGATCTTCTCCGTCGTCAGACGTACTGGTATCGATAGGTCTGCTTCTCTCTTCCCAGCAGATCCTTCACAGACTCCTATCCAGGGTGGATTCAACCCCGCAGATGTTATCTACGGCACCACGTCTGAATCTTCATCTGAAGTTGGTAGCATCTCGCTCAACCAAGCAGAGATTAACAGACTCTATACTCGTTATAATCTGAATAACGTAAGTCAGAATCTGGGTGTTTATGAAAACTTCCAGAACGGTGAGCAAATCACAGTCCAATCAAATCCTGCTGTTTCTGGCATAATTCTCCAGTCTGATAGGACCGATAACGACGGTCTCAACTTCGTCAATCTAACTACTGTCGCGGGTGTGATCAACGTAGGCGATATCTTGGTTGGTGCTGATAGTGGCACGACTGCCGAAGTTACCTCCTTCGATTCTCGCATGTTGATTAACGTTGAGAGAGGATCATTCGCACAGGGCGACTGGTTGTTTGACAAGGCATCTGCTACTGAGGCATACGCTAACACATATCTCAATAAGTCTGGATCTCTTACAGGTAATGACGGTGGTCGTATTACGATTGACGTTGAAACCATCGGAGATGCATGGGATGCTGGCGATATCATCTACGGTAGCGTCACTGACTACATCCTCGAAATTAAGGGTCTCTCTGGCACACAGATTCAACTTAACCAGTATATCCACGGCACCAACATCTATCAGTTGGAGCTTGGCACTGCAATCGTTGACACTGGCATTTCCGATACATTCCGTGTTGGTGATGAGGTCGTCCTCCTGCAAGGCACCACACTGAAGGATCCTGGGTTCCGTGCAACGGTAACTGAATATATCAATGGCATCAACGCAGATCCTGCTGATCCAAACTATGGCATCCATCGCTTGTTTATCGGTAACTTGATTCCTATAGGCACGGGTGAAGATATCACTGCTCTTACCATTGGATCTAATAACATCGGTAAACTTGATCTTGGATCTAACTTCCCAAGCATCTACGCTAACGTTACCTCGGTCATAGACACTACATATAACTCCTACGGGCGCGTGGCTGCTATTGACCAGCAGGGTATCACAGCAACCGTCTGGTTGGAAAATGTCAAGGGTGACTTCCTTAACAATATGACCGTCGTCTCCGACTATGGTTGGGGTGGTGTGGTTGCTAAGGCACGCACGCTTGAGGGTCGCGTTGATCGTTACTTCCGTGGTTTCGACGGTAGTCAGACACAGTTTGATCTCACGATCAGCAATGGTGAAGCATACTTCCCAGATCCCGCTGGTCACATGCTCATCTTCGTCAATGGCATCCTACAACCTCCTGGTGGTAACAACTCCTACGTTGCATTCTCAGACAAGATTAACTTCTCTGAGGCACCTGACATTGGATCTGAATTCGTTGGTTACTACGTTGGTAAACTCCGTCAGATGGACGATATCAGCTTCGAGTTTGACTCCTTGCGCTCGTCCTTCAACCTCAGACGTGAAGGTCTCTTCTACTCGCTGACTCTGACTGAAGGTGTTTCTTCTAACGTGATTCGCCCAGAAAACAACATCATCGTTTCACTCAACGGTATTATTCAAGAACCTGGCGTCGCATACGAGATCGTCGGATCTAGAATCATCTTTGCTGAAGTGCCTCGCGCAGGATCAACCTTTGTTGGATTCTCCTACATTGGATCTGATACTGACGTGATCGCTGCAACCGTTGTGCCACCTGTGGAAGCAGGTGACAAACTTGAGATTGATGGTGAGGAATTCGCTCGTGACGTTGCTCTGATCGAATCTTCAAACTCCTTGATCACCTTTGAATACACAGGATCTGTTAAGGGACGTAACGCTGCTGCATTGGCAACAATCCGCTCTGGTCAGTTGAATAGTGCAATCCTCACCAACTCTGGCGATGGTTACACCTCACGCCCCAACGTGGACGTGATTTCATCCTCAGGTTTCGATGGTCGTATCAAGGCACTCATGGGTATCACACGCATTGACGTGAAGACCCCTGGTGTTTCTTATCTACAACCATTAGTTGAGATTGACAATATTGTCCCAGACGACTTTGTTAATCCTTCAGGCACGCCTGTCAACGGTGGTAGAGATATCTACAACGCTGATGAGGCAATTGATGGCGACACCACTACGATTACTCCTGGCGCGATTGCGATCTCTCAGGATCCTGTAAACGTAACGGTTAACCAAGGTCAGACTGCATCCTTCACGGTTGCTGCTACTGTCTCCAACAGTCAGCAACTCAACTACCAGTGGCAGAAGAAGGAATACGGCACTCAGACCTGGAGTAACATCATCGGTGCTAACCAGTCAACATTCAATACCAACGATGCTGCTCAGGCAGACGATGGTGATGAATACAGAGTTGCAATTACTGCTGCAGGTGCTACACCTGTTTACTCACTGTCTGCTATCCTCACGGTCCAGACTGGTGCTACTGTGATTAGTAACTTCACTCCAGATCAAATCTTCGACGACATCTAAATAAAAGTAAAACCATGGGGGCAACTGCAAGTTATAACGATGCCACTGACATTCTTACAGTAGAGGCGGATGGTCTTCCCTCTCCTGTAGGGTTTGGCACGTTTCCTAATGCCAACAACCCAAACACAGTAACGGAGCAAGATTTCGATCATGCTTTTACTTACCGTGGTGGGACCTTTGGTATTAGTCGCACATTCGATACTAACGTTTGGAATCAAGACGGGTTCCTTAGGTCTATAGTCATATCTGGTAATGATAACTCGTTGTTTAACAATGAGATTCAAGTGGGTGACAGACTTATGGTTACCTTCAGTGATGGTATTAAAAGAGTATTCCTCTATAAGGGTACTACATTTACATCCATCGAAGACGAATGTTGGTTGGCAACATCAGATAGACTTGACTTTATTATGAGAGACCAAGAGTCTCTAACTAGCGGCACATATGAGTATTATGATCAGCGAAATGGTCGGAGCGCAACTCCTCTTGGTACTATTGGCATTGCCGCTAATGGCGTTGCTTTGTTTAACCCTTCTGCTGGTGCTGGTGGAAACCCCCCAGTAGGATTCAGTTGGAATGCCCACTATCCACAGTCTCCTGTAGATTTTGGTGATGATGATTGTGGTGGACATCCTGAGCAAAGTGGTCAGTATCATTATCACGATACACACTTCTTAGATTGCTGGCGGGAAGGGTCCTCGATGGCAGGATACAATGATTACTATGGCACTACACAATATAACGGCGATAACCTGAGACATCCTGATGGTCATTCTAAGATCATCGGTATTGCATTTGATGGATTCCCCATTTATGGACCTTATGCTTATGCATCTCCATGGGACAATCTGACTACTCCCAGAATTATGAAGTCTTCCTACTCAACTAAATCAGTTGAAACGACAGATAGACCTGACTATGGTAACACCATCCAAAACCCCCCTGCAGGCGCTCTGGTGGAGGACTGGGAGTATGTAGAGGCAACGGGTGACCTAGACATCCATAATGGTAGATTTTGCATTACTCCAGAATTCCAGGGTGGCACCTTTGCATATTTCTTATCTGTAGACCCAGACGACATTGATCTCCCTGAGTTTCCATACATGATTGGATCTTCCACTAGGGAGACCATCAATACAAACTTTACATTACAAGCACCTGCTGCTCCACCCAGTGGCGGTGGTGGTGATGGTGGACCACCAGTACTTCCAACTCTGGTGTTTACATCACAACCTCAGAATGCAACAACAAACCCTGGAGAAACGGCAACGTTTACTGTGCAGGCAGAGATCAGTCCAGAAAACGGACCTATTGCATATCAGTGGTATCGCTCCACAGACGGCGGTTTCGCATTCGCTGCTATTACAGGAGCAACTGCAAACTCCTATACACTCAGCACTCTTGCATACATGACGGGATACAGATTCCGTTGCCGTATCATCGGTCCTTTGGGAGTATCAATTCAAGCAGAAAACTCACCACTTGATTCCAATGCAGCAGTATTGACTGTTACTGGATCTGGCGGTGGAAGCGGATCTACCGCTAATAGATTCGATAGCACGCAGAGTACTCTCGACTCTACGGCACAAACCTTCGATGGCACCTAAATAACACTGTAGAAATCTACCCACCATGGCAAAACAGAATCTTAGTATTGGATCGTCAGCAAATGACGGAACAGGTGATAGTCTCAGAGATGGTGCTATCAAACTGAATAGCGTCATTGACGAAGTTTATACCGCTCTTGGTAATGACACCAACCTGTTGGTGAATATTGGCAGTCCTACCTCAGGACAATTATTAAAATGGAATGGATCCCAATTTGCTGAGGGAGATTTTGATACGTTAACTTCTAATTTAGATGTTGGTGGATTCCAAGTCAGCTCAACAAACAATGGCGATGTCGTCATAAAACCTAACGGTAGTGGTCATATTAAGTTTTGGGCAGGTGGCACTGGAAGTGCTCTGACATATATTGATGGCACAGACGGTAAACTAAAGTATTCAAACCATTTTGCTGAAACCGCAGATCTTCCTGCTGCAGCAGATCATCATGGTATGTTTGCACATGTCCATGCTGAGAATCATGGATACTTTGCACATGGCGGTGCTTGGGTCCAACTGATTGATTCTGGATCTAGCGTTGGTGAGTTAACCGATGTTGACATGACAGTTGGTGGTGGTCCCTCCGATGGTCAAGTCCTTAAATGGTCTGCTGCCAATAGCAATTGGTATCCAGACAACGATGCCACTGCATCTGGAGGCGGTGGATCTACACAGAATTTATTTGAAGGTTTTAATGCTGATACGGGATCTACTACTGCGAGTGCTGCTACTGATGTCCTCACTGTATCTGGTGGCACAAATATTTCCACGACCATTGCTGGAGATACATTAACAATTGCAATGACGGGGACGTTAGGTGATCCTGATCAAAATCTTTTCTCTGTTATCGGATCTGATTCGGGATCCAAAACGGCTGGCAGTGCTACTACTACTGTTAACTTTGTTGGCGGTACTGGGATCTCCACTGCTGTGGGTGGTGATAATCTAACAATCACTAATGATTCCCCTAACGTTGATCAAAATATTTTTGCTACGGTAACTGGCGATTCTGGCACTACTACTTCCAATTCCACTACTGGATCATTGGCAGTCGTTGGTGGCAACGGCGTAACGACAACTGTTACTGAGAATAACGTCAGCATTGCTGCTGAATTGTTTCTTGCTAGTGGTCAGTCTCTGTCAGAGAATCAGAGTTTCATTACTAATACAAGTGGTGAAGTTGAAGCGGTTGCAACTCCTGCTGTGGGTTTCGAGATTTCTGGGACGACAGGTGGTGGATATTCCTTCAACAACAATGGATGGAGTGGAACTGGAAACCCAACCATCTATGTCTATCGTGGTTTCACGTATAGATTTAATAACACTACTGGTAGTGGACACCCATTTGCTCTGAGACAGACAAATGCTGGATCTGCTGTAACTGCTGGTGTGAGTGGATCCCAAACTGCAGTCCAATATTGGACCGTGCCTATGACCCTTGCAGCAGGCACAACATATGTCTATCAATGCACCATTCACTCTGGAATGGTCGGTAATCTCGTGGTTGTCTAATGACAAGAACAGTCCCTGGATCTGGTGCTTCAATTTTCCCTGTATTTAATAGTATATTTGGGGTAAGAGAAGTTTATGTTACTGCGGGAGGTAGTGGGTATGATCCTGCTGACCCCCCTAGACTTCGTGTTGAAAATTGTGGCACTCCCATCAGGGATGCTGTGCTTAGACCAGTCATTGATGGTGTCAATGGTGAAGTCACTGCTGTAGAAGTATTGGATCCAGGTGAAGGGTATGATCCCATGCGTCTGGAAATTACTGATGAAAATGCAACTGTCCCTGCTGAAGGAAAGATCTTCCTGAAGGATAACGGTGGTATTGACTTCATCCAGATGACTCAGTTTGGTGATGAATACTTTACTGCTGAAGCAGAAGTTAAAGGTGGTGGTGGATCTGGATCCGAGTTGGTGCCTATTACAGGTCTGGTTACAGGTCTTGCCATTGAAGAGTTTGGTAGAAACTATACCGAAGAAGATGTCAACATTATCATCTCAGGTGGTGGTGGACAAGGTGCAACTGGCGTTGCGGGTGTCAACCCATTCGGTAAAGTTACTGCAATTACCCTCACCGATTCTGGTGAGTTCTTTGAAGATCCTCCTCTAATTCAAATTATTGGTGGTGGTGGATCTGGTGCCAGTGCTGCAGCATTTATTGATCTTGGTGCTATTACCACTATTGATCTCATAGCAGGTGGTGCTGGTTATGTAAATCCTCCTCAGGTTATCTTCACAAGAGATACAAACCTGATCAAGACTGCAAGAAACAGACAGTCTCTAAACTCTGTTGTTTACAATTTAGCAGGTATTCTGACTGACGTTGGCACTGGTGATGAAACTATTCACGTTGAGTCAACTGCACCTTATCCTGGATCTGGTAAATTCCTTCTCGGTAGAGAAGTTGTCAGATATACAGGTAAAACTGCCACATCATTTATTGGGTGTGACAGGGGCACAAACTTTAGATTTGATCAGAAAGTCATTCTTGACACTCTCCAAAATGATATCAATACAGGAGACACACTTTACGACTTCCAAGTTACGGATAAAGTAAGACGTGTTATTGAATCTGCAAGTAACAGAGTCGCTATTGTTTATGATTGGAATGAGACCGAGAGAGCATTATATCTGACATTCCAGGTTGATGAGTTGGCATTTATTGATGCTGGTAGATCAGGTGAGAAGTCAAAGATCATTGCATTCTTTGCAGGTACTTCTGGATCATCTTCAACTGGTGTCGCACCACATACTTTGGTTGAAGCAGAAGGCAGCGAAATTGTTGCATTTACTACACCTTTGTCAGTCATTCAAAACAGAAGGTTTGAAGATGACGATGAGGAGTTTGTTGATGCCGATGGTGTGCAGCAGTTTGGAGATGGCATTCCTGACATTCTGAATGACGGCACAGATTTTGAAAACCAAGTCAACTTAGATGGGGGCATCGCCTCGTCTAAATATGGTATTGAGGAAGAATTAGGTGGCACCAACACCACGCTCTTCCAGATTGGCGATCAAATCTATGATGGTAGTCCTAACCAATTGGTTGCTACTATCCAGTCTGCAGGTGCTTTAGGAGATGGTGATGCCCATGTCGCTACTGCAACTATCATAATTGAGTATATTACTGCTGCTCTTTTTAACGTCCCAAATGCTGGTGGCGAAGAACTTGCAACTGGACAATCATCTGGTGTCGCAGCAACAACTACAAATAGAAGACTTGGACCTAAAGATGGTCAATTCTATCTAGATGTTAAGTCGATTCAAGATAATGACCCAACATATAAATTTACTGTAGGTGAGACACTGCAAGGAAACTCCTCTGGAGCCCAAGCAAAAATCATCGCAGTTGAGTATAACAACTTCCTCAGAAATGAGGGTGAGTATTAACCCCATAAATAAAACTATAGGATAATTGGTAACAAATGGCGCTACTAACCGACCAATTTAGAATTTTTACTGCCAGCCGACTTATCAAGTCTCTGCAAGGACCCGATCCTGCTCAGACTGATAGTGAAGCTGGAAGTAGTCGTGATCGTCTGTATGTTTTCATCGGTCGTCCCCAACCTTGGGATAACGAGAATGCAGCGCCCGATCCTGTAGACTCTTTCCAAGAGTTTAGCGATGACTTCGCTGACATGATATCAATGAAGCGGGTGCTGGCGAATGATACTATTCAAGTTATTCGTAGGACTGACTGGATTCCTCCTGAGCAAACCACTGGTGGCTTGGGTTATGTTTACGATATGTATCGTCATGACTACAGCGCAACTAAAACCGCGTCTTCTGGTGCTACCAAACTTTATGATGCAGACTTTTACGTTGTTAACTCATCGTATCAAGTCTATAAGTGCATCTATAACGGGACATCCCCTAGTGATCCTAACGGTAAGCCTTCTACTGTTGAGCCTACGGGTACTTCAACTTCTATTATTACCACTGCTGACGGTTATCGTTGGAAGTATATGTATACGATCCCTGTGGGTCTTGTACTGAAATTCTTCTCCAATGAATACATGCCTGTGCTGAGTGACACCGCTGTGGTGTCCGATGCAATTGGTGGTGAGATCGATACAGTTATTATTTCTTCTTCTGGTGCAGGGTATAACAATGGAACCTACGAGAATGTGCCTATCAAAGGAGATGGTGTTGGCGGTCGTGTTTCTTTGGTTGTCGATGGGGGGCGTATTGTTAATGCTACTGTCACATCGGGTGGATCAGGATACACCTTCGGTAAAGTCATCATCGATGAAGTCAACGGTATCGGTGCAGGTGCAGGATCAGGCGGCACCGTTGAAGTGATCATTCCCCCAACTGTCGGTCATGGTGCTGAGCCAGGGACAGAGATGGGTGGATACCGAGTCATGATTAACACCAAGTTTACCTATGCTGAGGGTAGTGGTGACTTCCCAACTGATAACGACTACCGTCGTATTGGTTTGGTGATCAACCCTAACAAATTCGGCACAACAGAATTGGCAGCAGATCTTACTCTGTCCGCCACAAAGTCAGTTATCTTTGCTCCTACCTTCACAGGTAACTTTGCTACTGACGAAATTATCACACAGTCTCGCACAATTGGTGGTCAGCAAGTGACTGCTCGTGGACGTGTGATCTCATGGAATAGCACAACCAAAGTGCTTAAGTATTACCAGAATAGAATTGATGGTGTCTTCCCTGAATTCACTGGTAGTCTAATTGAGTTTGAGGGTGGTAACCCTGTCGTGGGTGCAACATCTGGTGCATCTGCCGACCCTGATATTAACTTCCCAATTGTATCAGGATCCTCTACTCGTGTTATTAACAACACTGAGTATGACTTGGGTATGTCTTTTACCAACGGTTATGCAAGACCAGAGGTTGAGCCAAATTCGGGTCGGGTTATTTACATAGATAATAGAGGCGCTATCACTCGTGCTGGTGACCAAATCGAAGACATTAAGATCGTAGTAGAGTTCTAAACGATGCCCCAGAATACCAATCTAAATATTGCTCCTTATTTCGACGACTTCGATAAGGATAAGAATTTCTACAGAGTGTTATTCCGCCCTGGATATCCTATCCAAGCGCGTGAATTAACGACTCTACAATCGATTCTCCAGAATCAGATTGAATCCATCGGTCAACACTTCTTCAAAGAAGGCGCGATGGTTATCCCTGGTCAGGTCGGTTATGACCTGAATGTGCAGGCAATCATTCTGCAACAATCATTCCTAGGTGTCGATGTCGAAACCTACAGGACTCAACTGCATGGTCAGATTGTTGAGGGTATCACGACTGGCGTTAAAGCAAAGGTCTTGTATTCAATTGCTGCTTCTGAATCTGAGCGTGGTTACGTCACTCTATACGTTAAGTATATCGAGTCTGGTGACACAGTTTCTGACACAACCATTAAAGGATTCCAATCTAATGAGCAGTTGCTTGCTCAAAACGAAATTACTTTCGGCACAACACTGATCGAAATTGGATCACCATTTGGACAGTTGCTACCCGTTGACTCTACTGCGGTTGCATCTGCTGCATACATTAACAATGGTGTGTACTTTATTAGAGGTCACTTTGTTGATGTTGCATCTGCAAACCTGATCCTTGAGCAATATAGCAATAACCCTTCTTACAGGGTTGGTCTGGAAGTTAGTGAATCTATTGTTACCCCAGAAGACGATCCGTCACTGAATGACAACGCTGCAGGAACTTCAAACTACTCAGCACCTGGCGGTCATAGATTTAAGATTAAGACTACCCTTGTCAAGAAGGCAATCAATGATTCGACTGACAAAAACTTCGTTGAATTACTACGAATCAACAATAGTAAAGTTGAGCAGTTTGTTGATCATACTGCATACTCAGAGCTTGAGAAGTCGATGGCACGTCGGACCTATGAAGAGTCTGGCGACTATGTTATCGACACTTTCAGTATCAAGGCAAGAGAATGTCTTGATGATGGTTTTAACAACGGGGTCTACACTCCTACTCAAACGACTCAGCAAAACAATATTCCTACAGATGATCTCCTAAGTTATGAGATCTCTCCTGGTAGAGCGTATGTGAAAGGATACAGGACTGAATTCCTTACACCTCAGTATGTTGACTCTGCCAAACCTAGAGATTTTGCTTGTGTAGAAAACGGTATTATCCACTTCAGACTTGGCAACTTTGTTAAAGTCTACGATCAGTATGGTTGGGCTGACCTAACTGGTGAAGGTGTGTCTGATGCATACCAAGTTATCGAATTATACGATGACTGGAATCTAGGCGTATCCAACTCAATTGTTGGTAATCAGATCGGTCGGGCTCGTATTGTCCAACTTCAAGTTGATCAGGCAAACCAGTATGACATGTGGTTCTTTGATCCACAGATGTTTACTGCTATAAACTTTGCATCTGGTAACAACTCTGTTTCTATTGGTGATGTGCTTAGAGGTCGCACCTCTGGTGCCCGTGGTTTCGTTGCTGATAGTGGTAGCAGCACTCACTGTAAACTAGAGCAGGTCTCTGGTGTCTTCCTTAACAACGAAGTTGTTGAAAGAGATGGTCGTGTAATCGGCACACTGGAAGCAGCACATACTTATAACCTATCCGATGTCCGTCGTTCTGTTGGTAGAAATGATAGCAACGTTGTAACATTTGCAGCAAACTGGTTGCTGAATGATAATGCTTCTATTGAGTCTTCTACCGTTACTGTAAGTGGCACTGGTGCTCTTTCTACAGGTTTCAGGACCAAGTTTGCAGAAGATCTCCGTCCTGGTGATGTTGTTACTACAACTGCATCTGGTCTAAATGGTGGCAATACTTTAAGAATTAAGAGAGTTGATCCTACTCTGATTGCTACCAACACTGGTAACATCGCTACAGGTGGCACACCAGTCTTTGATTACCTTAATCAAACCGCCATTATGGATGCCTCCCTCAAGAAGGGTAGTGGCAATGCTGATGGTGAGTATGCTGAGATGGTAAGGATGCGTCCTTTCATCTTCCAGAAAGACTATCAGAATGGTGAGTTGTCAATTGACGCTCCTAGAACTTCGATGAAGTCTATCTCTGACGAGTCATTCTTTGTATACAGGACATTCGCTAACAAGACCGTTGTGTCTGGTGGTGTTACTGTGTCTCTGCCTGAATCCGAGCAGTTTGCAGCACTCGATGATGAAAACTATGTGTTGACGATTGTTGCTGAGTCTGGATCTTCATATAGTGTTGGTGATAACCTTGACATTGATAATCTCAATGACCTTGGATCTCTGACTGTTACCTTCGGTGCTGATGCACAGTCTATTACCATCTCTGGTTTGGCTAACGTCAACACCGTTAAGTTGACTGCTCTTATCTCTAAGAATATCGTCACCAGAAAGATTAAGACTGCCGCTAAGATGCGTGCAATGAAGGTGACCCGCACACGTATTAACAATGACCAAACCAAGTATGGTCTGGCATATGGTAACCTGTATGGCACCCGTATTGAAGATGAAGAGATTTCATTTGCATTGAATGATGTCTATAAGATTCATGCTGTATATGAGTCTGAGGGTGATAATGATGCTGAATCACCTTATATGGTGTTGTCAGAATCTACCTTCTTTGATAACGGATCAGTTGTTGTAGGTAAGACCTCTGGTGCTCGTGGTCGAGTTATCCAGTTTGTCAACAGCACACTGAGACTGTACTTCGTTGCACTTAACGAAATTCCATTCATCCCTGGCGAGACCATTGATGGTGTTGATGATGACGGCATTCCTCTGCAGGCAATTGTTGATGACTCTGACGGATCCGTTTCTAAGGGATCTAAAGTTGTCACAACCCAGTTTGAATTGGAAAGTGGTCAGAAGGCACACTTCTATGATGTCTGTAAACTGGCTCGGATGCCTGGTTTCTCCCCACCAATTCGTAAGATACTTGTAATCTTTGACTACTTCTTGCATGAGTCTTCAGGTGATTACTTCTCAGCCCAGTCTTACACTGGTATCATGTATAAGGAGATTCCTAAGTATAAACTAGATGGATCGATTAACTATATCCGTGACCAGATTGACTTCCGTCCTGGTATCGGTGAATTAGCATCTGGATCTGGCACCATCACGTCACCTTTCTTTGTGAATTGTGCGTCACTTGATTTTGGATCTAGACAGTTTGATACCTCTGGTGGTGTCGGTGGATCTACCATCTTCGATATCCCTAAGGTTAACACACAATTTAGATGTGACTACTGCTACTATCTCCCTAGAGCAGACAAGTTGTATTTGACACATGACAACAAACTGAAAATTGTCAAGGGTGTGTCCTCTGAGGATGTTCCTCATCCTGATAAGATTGACAATGCGATGCTTCTCGCAACGATTGAGATGCGTCCATATGTGTATGACGTTGAGCGTGATGTCCTGATCTATCCTGAGATCATCAAGCGTTATACCATGAAGGACATCGGAGATCTGGAGACCAGACTCTCCCACGTTGAGTATTACACTTCACTGTCTCTGCTAGAAGTACAAGCAGACAACACTAAGACATATGATGATAACGGTTTCGACCGTCTGAAGAATGGTTACGTTGTAGATGACTTCACCGACCACACTGTTGGTGACGTTCTCAGCATTGATTATAAGTGCTCCATGGACTTCAAAGAGGGTCACCTCCGTCCTTCGCACTATACTTCTAACGTGCCCCTGCAAATTAACATGGGTGCATCCAGCAACGTCGTTAAGACTACTGGAAACATGGTGATGCTGCCTTATGAAGATCTGGCAATCATTACTCAACCATATGCATCTAGGACTGAGAATGTTAACCCATTCAACGTGTTTACATTCATTGGTCGTATTGACCTGACACCTGCATCTGACGACTGGATTGATATCGAGCGTCTTCCTGCTCGTGTTGAGAACGTTGAAGGTGACTTCTCTGCTGTTGCTAGAGACCTTCAGATTGATCAGAATGGTTTTGCTCCTCTCCAATGGGGTGGTTGGCAAACTAACTGGACTGGTGAATCTCTCCAATCAACCACTCAAACTAGAAACAGGTCTGGTAGTTTCTCCTCTGGTGGTCGTAGACTCGGTAGATTGGGTCACGGTCAAGGAAGACAACCTCTGTTTGTGCATGAGAGACGCACCTATCGTGTTGTTAACAACCAGGCACGTCAAGGCGTGAGAACTCGCGTTACGCCCAAGATTGATAGAAAGTCTTTGGGTGATACCATGCTGTCACAAACAGCAATCCCCTGGATTAGATCTAGAAACATCGGTTTCAACATCGATCGCCTCAAGCCTCGCACAAGAATGTATTACTTCTTCGATGGCGTTAATGTCAGCGGTTATGTAACACCTAAGGTTATTGAGCTTACTAAGTCTTCTACTGCTGATCCCAACTCTAACGAGACCCCATTCGTGGTGGGCGAGACTGTGGTAGGTCAGACCTCTGGCGCAAGAGTATTAGTTGCTCCTGCCAATGACGGATATAAGACTGACCCATATGGTATTGGTCCAACTGGACTCGCTGAGTCTTATGCATCACAAACCAACTTCCTGAATATTGACATCACTGCAATGGCAGAGACAGTCAATCCTAACTTCTACGGTAACGTCAACGTGGGTGAAGTCCTTCTTGGATTGACCTCTGGTGCTCGTGCTGTTGTAAGAGATCGTCGTCTTCTTTCCGATAACGTTGGTAACCTACAAGGCACGTTCTTCATTCCTTCTCCTAAGAATGATTCAAACCCACGCTGGGCAACTGGCACAAGGACGGTTAGAGTCACAACTTCGGATACGAATGATAGGACTCCTGGAAATGTGGATTCCTCTGCAGACGCATCATACTCCGCAACTGGCACCTTACAAACTGTTAGAGAAAACATTCTTGCCGTCCGTAATGCTGAGATCGTCCGCGATACAGTTAATGACGAAAGGACTGTTATTACTACCAGGACTGAGCAACGTCAGATTGGTTGGTATGACCCTCTTGCACAATCCTTTATTTGCGATTCGGAAGGCGGCGTATTCCTGACAGGTGTTGACATCTTCTTCAGGACTAAGGACGCTAACATTCCTATCTCAATTCAGATCAGGACCATGGAGAATGGTTATCCTACTAAGGATATCATTCCTTTCTCTGATACTACTATCGATCCTGACACTGTTGAATTGTCGGAAAACGCAAGTATTCCTACAAGATTTACATTTAGATCTCCTGTTTACATTAAGTCAAACATTGAATATTGCTTCGTGCTTCTGTCTGACTCCAACGAATATAACGTCTGGATCTCCAGAATGGGTGATGTTGATGTGACAGGTACAAGGACAATCTCCGAGCAACCATATGCTGGTGTGCTCTTCAAGTCACAAAACGCTTCTACCTGGACTGCTGACCAGTATGAAGATTTGAAGTTTACCATGTATCGTGCTGAGTTTACTGCAAACTTAGGCACAGCAATCTTTAACAACGCTGAGCTTGGTAAGGGTAACAATGGTATTCACAGACTGATTGAAAATCCAATCCAGACTCTGAAACCTAAGCAGACTCTCACGCTTCCTGTTGATAGTAACTACACCTTTACAGTTGGTGCAAGAATCATTCAAACACCTTCTAATGCAGAAGGTACTATTGTTGAATTTGATTCTATATCCAATCCTGAAACTATTACTATTACAGATATTGATGGTATCTGGTCTGCTGGTTTCCTTGATGCCAACAACAACACATTCCAAGGCATCGCTTCCTCCCAATCTGTCGCTACGATTATCCTGTCTGCGATCTTCAACGGCACGTTTGAGGTTGGTGATGTTGTAAGTGGATCTACATCTGCTTCAACTGGTGTTGTCACAGCATATGATACAGGCACGCAGACTCTGACACTCAACTACATTACTAGAGCATTTGATCTTTCAGATACTCTATCTGAGCCAGGTGGCACATCTGCAACGATCACTAGCATCGTCTACAGCGGCGATTCCTACGATTCATTCCCAACTTCTTCTCCTTCTTATCCTAACGATGACAAGGAAGTGCTGGTTTATCACAGAAACCATGGTATGCATCAACGTAGTAATAACGTTGAGGTTGAGGGCATTATCTCAGAAGTGCCTCCTACTACATTGACCACTACCCTGACTGCTGGAGCAACTTCCATCCAAGTTAATGATGGATCTCAGTTCCATCAAATTATCGGTGGATCTCCAATTGGTAACCTCAACCAAGGTTATCTTAAGATTGAAGATGAGATTATTCAATACTCCTCAATCTCTGTTAACGGTCAAGTCATCACAGTGGCAACCTCTGGTAGAGGTAACAGTGGCACTGCTGATGTTGAGCACGCCTCTGGTGCAATTGTCGAATGCTACAACCTCGATGGCATTCCTCTGACTCAAATCAATAAGGTCCACACTACTATCTCTTGCCCATGGTTAGATACCTACATGTTGCACATTGATAGTGTTGCAACTAACGGTATTCGTGGTGGTGGCACCATGGTTTATTCTTCTCAGAATGTCCAGTTTGAAACCATTACACCTACGGTGTCTACGATGGTTATGGCAGATACAAGTCTGTCAGCAAGACTGAATACTACTACTGCTACATCAGTTGGTGATGGATCTAATGTAGTTGACCAAAACTCCTTCATCAATAATGGCACTTATGTTGACATTGTATTGAATGAGCAAAACGTGTTTACTGCTCCTCAGATGGTTGCATCTAAGATTAATGAGCAGAACAAACTGGATGGTAACAAGTCCCTTACTATGGCAATCGCACTTGAGACTGAAAAATCATCACTCTCTCCTTGTATTGACCTTGACCGTGTGTCACTGATTACAACATCTAACCGCGTGAATATGTGGCCAGGTGGACAATCAACTTACGGTCAGCAATCACAAATTGATAGAGATCAAGATGTTTCTACTCTTGCTGTTGGTGATCAAAATGATGCTGTCTATGTCACACGTCTGGCACGTTTGGGCAAAGAAGCACGCTCACTGAAGATTGACTTCCAAGTTACCCGTCACCCTGCTACCGAGCTTCGTATCTACTACAAGGCATTCAAGGTTGGTGATGCTACTGATCCTAATACTATTGGTTGGACACAAATGGGTCTTCCCACTTCCAATCAGAACTTAGGTGAAGCATATGATACAACTCCTACAGAAGAATACCTCTGGAAGGATTATACATATGAAGCAAGGGGACTTAACTTCAACGCTTTCCAAGTGAAGATTGTAATGAGATCTAAAAACCAA